GAGAGAATAGAAGCTATACTTGGGAAGAATTTGTCTGAATTTGCCACATTTAAGGCTTCTGTCAAGCAAATATGCAGAAAGATCAACTTGGCTGATTTAAGAGAGATTGATAAGATAGGTGTTAGGACAAAAGCTGTGGAGCTTGTTGCTGAACTAGTCTCGAATGAGCAACTAATGACTGCTGCTGAGGTTGCCATGTCTTATTCTGGCAAAGGTTCTCTTACATTTGAAATTTTTATACAGATATTCAAGAAGGGCCAGATTGGGGGTGTCAGAGAAATCATTATATTGTATATTAAAGCAAGAATTGTCATCAACATACTTGAAGAACTAGCCAGGCTAATGGCAAAGTCTGACAAAAGAGAAATATTGACAAAAGGCAGGGACAAAAGACTTATGATGAGGGGAGACTATGAAGAGGTTATGTCTAAATTCACAAAAGGAACGCCTGTCAAAATGATCAAAGAATCATTTGACATGACTACATGGGCACAAAAGTTCATACCAGCTATCTTCATGACACTCTTCGAGTACCATTTTAAAGACATTACAGGCATAAGAGACTTGTCAAGGATGATATTTCTAGCTCACTGTAATAAGAAATTAGAATACCCAAAAATGCTTGTAAAACAATGGATGTTGCACCCAGAAATATGCCATGATTCTAAGCCTGTCCAGGATGCAAAAAATAAGTTTCTCACAGATGGTGTCCCTTATTTTGTCAATCATTCCAACATGTGCCAGGGGATACCTCATTACAACTCAACCATATTGGGTTTATATTGTGTGAGTTTGAGAGATGGTCTATTCAAAGAATGCCTAAGACAACTAGGTCAGGACTGCCACATACAGTGGAAGACTAGACTAGGTTCAGATGATAAAGGAAACATGATAGGCATTGACATGTCTAGGCCCAACTCCTATAATCAATATGTGCTATTTGGCCAATGTGAGCATGCAGCAGAGAGACTGTTGTCAATGGAACTGTCTGTGAAATCTGCCAGTGGTCACATCATGTATGAGTTAAACTCAGCTTTCATGTCAAATTTAGAGACTCTATCACCCACAATAAAGTTTGCTATGGCGGCTGTTGATGTTATCGGGACAACATCCTGTTCTAACTTTGTTAATGAGTCATACTCTAGAATAAGGCAATTGAGAGAAAATGGCTCATCATCTATTGTCTGTGGGTTGGCTCACATATTGAATAAGACACATTTTGAAATGATATTCTCAACTAGTAAGGGAGATACAAACAGTCCACACGACATCTTCAAATTGCCTGAGAGGCAGATACCATATGACCTCGGTGTTTATCCTTTCTATGACATAGATTTGCAAGATGTGACGGGGCCTGAATATCACAATTACACAATCCTTAAATCTTCTAGAGATGACAATATAGCTCTTAAATTGCTATATACTGAGCTTAGTAAGACTGAGTCAACAGAGATCTTCCCTTCTGAAGAGTCAGAATTGCTAAAGAAAGACCATTTTGGAATACACCAGGGAATTGTTAGACAACTATCAAACATGAGGAGGAGGCTAAACATCACAGCTGAACCAGTAGAAGAATTCTTTGTAAGAAATCCATTTTTAATAGTTAGAGGGCCTGAAACTATTGAGGAAACAAAGATGGCCATTTATGCCAAGTTGTTCACAAGAGGTGCTTCTGAGTCTCTTAGAAGAACTTCACCAGCAATTTACATTGGTAGGCTGTCTGCTTTTAAGACAGCCAAAGCCTGGAGTTCAACAAGAATGACCGATATTAAGGTGTTCAATTTGGAAAATGGAGAAGAATCATTCCTACTAGAAGAA